TGTTCCGCTTGCAATGAACCTGATGAAGTTGTTCCACTTTCTAAGGTTATTTGATTTAACAATAAATCTAAATTTTCTGAAGTTAATTTATCATCAATTTCAGCGATACCAGTATCAACATTTTCCATACTGTATTCCCACATAGAACATTTGAGTTTAAATATAGGTAAATCATTAATTTGATACATTGGGTCTTCATCTTCAACAAAATCTATTTGAAAGAATTTTTTGAAAAGTGGCATATAAATTATGTCACCTTCTCTTGGTCTGTTTATTGATATTGTGTTTGATGGTTGGTCAACTAATAATTCAAATGTTCTTCTTGCAACAACAAAAGTTAATTCGTCTCTTATTTCTAGTCCAAATTTACCTATCAAATCACCTTGTCCTGCAAAACCATTTACATCTTCTATATACATTTCAATAGAATATGCTTCAGTATATTTACTATCAGGTTCTTCACCTAATATTCTGTCTTCAGTTACAGTTGTTCTAGGAAGATAGTGTACTTCATGTCCATATATTCTTAACTGCTCTATAATTAAATCTTCATAGAGAGTTTTCTCAGAATGAGTACCGTGTGAGAAGTAAGTATTTCTCATTTATTAACCTACCATGTAATTTGGTGGTAACTCGTAACTTAATTGAATTTGTTCCTCTAATTTATTAATTTCTTCTAATGCTTGAGTGTATATTTGTTCACCATTCATTTGAACACCACCTAACATAGCAACACCTTGGAACTTAGACAAGTTAGCACCCCATTGTTTTTTAATGAGTTGTGTTAAATATTTTTTTAAAAATATATCGTCATAAACGTCAGCAAAAGTGCTACCATCTAATTTACGATAACATTCTATAATTATGTAATCACCTGCTGATACATCATGTTGCCAGTCCATATCAATATACAATCTATTTTTGTGTTGATTAAATCTAATTGGTTTTTCACCAACAAGTATATGATCTAGTAAATCTAAATGTCTTAAAGTCATGTCGTAATGTATAATACTTGTAGATGAAAAATCATACAAGTCATTTAATCTCAATTGATACCTTACATCAAATAAATTTAATGCTGATTTATCTGTAAAAGGAAATATTTGAATAACAGACATAACGTTTGAAGGCATAGGTATATAATTTTTACCTTCTTTAAAACTTGCTGTTACCGTGGAATCTGCTGTATCAGTTACAGTAGTTAAAGTTTCATCACTTCTTGCTCTTGTAATATCGTCAGCAGTTATTTGATATTTTAAATACATTCTTTCAGTACCGTCATAATGATACTGAGCAAAGTACTGTAACGCTTCGTCAATTCTATCTTCTACTTGATCGTCTTCTACGTTAATTTCTATTACAGGCTTACCTAATGCTCTTAGACAATACTGTTTAAGGGTTTCCCTACTAGTTATTGGATTATTTTGTGCCATAGTACTACTATTTATGCATTATATATACCTATATGTTATTAGAAAACTATTATTATTACTTTGTAGGAGCGATTCCTGAGATAGTCTGTGATGATATTGTAAAAACTGCTTCACAACAACAGGAACTCTTAGGTGCAACAGGAGACATCAAACAGGAAGAGTTATTATCTAGTGAAAAGTTACTACAAGAAAATAAAAAACATAGAGATAGTTATATATCATGGATAGATGATCAATGGGTATATAATGAAATACATCCTTGGATAAATCAAGCAAATAAAAATGCTAATTGGAATTTTGATTGGGACTGGTCAGAACCAGCACAATTTACAAAGTATAAACTTAATCAATATTATCACTGGCATGCTGACCAAGATGCATCACCAAATATAAATGGTATGATAAGAAAACTATCTTGTTCTATACAATTATGTCATCCAAATGAATATGAAGGTGGTGATTTACAATTTAGAACACCAAATGGAGAGTTTACTGCAACTGAAATAAAACCAAAAGGTTCTATTTGTGTTTTTCCGTCATTTGTAACTCATAGAGTAACGCCTGTTACATCAGGTATTAGACAATCATTGGTTATGTGGAATATGGGAAAACCTTATAAATGATATATTACGGAAAACTAAAACAACATAAAGAAATAAGAAACAATTTATTGGAAATAATTGACAACGCACCATCACATCACGTACAACAAAATGATGATTACTATAATGATAATATTACTAGGTCAGACTGGAGTAATGCTAACGATTATGAACGTCCTTGGGTAAAAAAATTACTTCCTAATTTTATGAAAGAGTTATTAAGTATAACTAACTTAGCAGGTTATAGAGATTGTGAATTGTTTGAGATATGGTTTCAACAATACGGAAAAGGTTCCACTCACGGATGGCATATACACGGTCGTAGTTATACAGGTGTATATTATTTACAGTTTGATGGTACTGCAAAAACGCAAGTATGGAATAATGAAATAATTAACTTAAATTGTGAAGAAGGTGATATAGTAATGTTTCCGTCTTTTATGATACATAGAGCACCACCTGTACAAAATGATAACACAAAAACAATTGTGTCATTTAATTTAGAATTTAAAGATATAGACCCTAAAAAACTAGAGGAAATAAATCATGCTTGAAATACAACCACTTTTTGTTAAACCACTTGCATTTACAAATATACATGTGAGTGATAATGACATACAAATTATTAAAGATTTAAAATATAAAAATATTGAACCAGAAGGTTTTTCATCTGTAGATGATATGTTATGGAATAAATTACCAGATGTAGCTAAAGATATAGAACATCACATAAAAGATTTTAACGATAATCTTATGCATTATCAAACACCTATCAAAATGACAAGAATGTGGGCAACAAAACTATTACCTGGTCAACAAGGTGAAGTACATTATCATATGAATAGTACATACAGCTTTGTATTGTACTTAGATGATGGTACTAGTTGTCAATTTCAATCATTCGGGCAAGAAGAATTATACAAACCTAAGTATGATAAATATAATATATACAATATGAAAAGTTTTGATATGCCTGTTAAAAGAGGAACACTACTAATATTTAAGTCAAGTTTACCTCACAAAATTTTAAAAACCAATGTTGAAAGATATAGTATAGCAGGTAATTTTGTAATAACAGATTTAAATGAATATAAAATACTATGACTAATTTTATAGGCGAATATAAAATACATGAAAGTATGTGTGATAAAATACTTGAATACTATAACAATTCAGATAAAAAGACTGAAGGTAGAATAGGATATTTTAAACTAGATAAAGATATTAAAGACAGTATAGATATAAGCGTTAATTTTAAAACAAGTATGTTAATGAAAGATTATGTAAAAGAAATACAAAATTTTACTAGACAATACTGTAAAAGTTATATATGGGCTGGGCGTGAAGCGCCAGAATTTGATGTCGTAGAAGATTTTAATATACAACATTATCCACCAAAAGGCGGATTTAAAAAATGGCACTTTGAACAAGTATTTGACGAAAGACATCTTCCTAATTCTTACAAAGAAAGAAGACATTTAGTTTTTATGACTTATCTAAATGATGTAACAGATGAAGGTGAAACGGAATTTTTTTATCAAAGAAGATTGATACAACCAAAAAAAGGATTAACTGTAATTTGGCCTGCTAGTTGGATGCATACTCATAGAGGTATTCCATCTAATACTCAGGATAAATACATTGTAACAGGATGGATTTCATATGTTTAAAACACAACACTATCAAATAATTAAAGGTCTTATTAATAAAGAAACATCTGATATTTGCTATAGGTATCTTTTAAATAAAAGAAGAATATTTACATTTTTACATGAAAATAAATTAATATCTCCTTTTAATGACCATTGGGGTGTTCAACAAGACGCTCAAGTACCTGGTGCATGGGCACATTATGATGATGTGTTAATGTCAACTTTGCTAGTACAAACAAAGAAAAAAATTGAGGAAAATATAAACATTAAACTTATAGAAACTTATACTTATACTCGTTTATATACTTATGGTAATGAGTTACAAAGGCATAAAGATAGACCATCATGTGATATATCAGGAACTATGAATTTAGGAGGTGATAGCTGGCCTATATTTGTTGACCCTACAGGAAAAGAAAATAATCCTGGTATAAGAATAGATTTAGAACCAGGAGACTGTTTAATGTATCGTGGTTGTGAAATAGAACATTGGAGAGAAAAATTTTATGGTGAAAGTTGTGGTCAGGTATTTTTACATTATAATGACGCTAATCAGACAAAATCAAAAGGTATAGAGTTTGACGGTAGACCAATGTTGGGATTACCTAATTCTGTAAGACCATATATCAATAATAAGGAAAAAAATGAAAATTCAAGGTAGAAAAATAATAGAATTTAAATTACCAATTTATATTCAAACAGTAACAGAACATTCTTTACATAAAGATGATTTTTTAAATCTAATGAAAGAAGATAAACCTTGGTGGGATATTTTTATACTTACAATTGACAAATATACAAAAAATGTATCAAACTATTATGATAGTAAATGGACTAGTTATATTAGATATTGGACAGACAAAGCGGATTTAGGTAAGTCTGAAATACGTCAGTCACATTACACATTTTTATATTTTTGGCATGACAATGAACTAACACTTTCAATAAACGGTAAAAAAGAAATTATTAAAACAAATGAAGGAGAACTTATAAGTTTTCCATCACTTTTAAGATATAGTATTAAAAATGATAAAGTTACTGGTTATGATGTGTCTTTTAGTAATAGTTAAGACCAAGTAGATGTGTTTGGATCCCAAACTAATTGAGTTAATAAGTCAGCTGAAACACTTGGATAATTTTCATATTCTGAATTTTCATATCCATTGGTAGTATTTAATCTCCAATATCCTGTTTCAGGTGTACCTTCAACTTTTGTTGCTATATATCTGTTATTATCTTGTTCCCAATGAATACGATACTCAAATGTTTTACCATCCTCTACATATGTAGTCACACTAGGTGTTGCAATTGGTGGATAGTACGCACCATCTGTAGTATTTAATACCCAATTATCATGTGTTTTTATTGTTGTAAAATATCCGTCACCACCATCATCAATAAAATGACCTCCTGGACCTGCAAATCTTTTTCTAAAATTATGATTATATGAGGTTTGCTTCCATGCAACACCAGGATAAGAACCATCTACATAAGGTATAGAAGGATCTTCAGGTATATTATTAGCACACCATTGTTCACCATCAATTGCCATATCAGCAGAGACATTTTCATTATCTACGACAACTACCCTTAAAACTTTATTATTACTATCTAATTCTGCAAAGTGTGCCATTTAATCTCCTATGCTGTATATGTTCCTGGACTGTTAAAACTGTGTACTCTATTACTACCAACGATAGACTGTGTACCACCTGAACCTTTTTGTGTAGTACCTGGATAAGATACGACAACTCTACCTGAACCACCGTTACCTGATTGTCCATTCCAGTGAACTAAACCGCCGCCTCCACCGCCTCTATTTGTTGTACCAGGTTGACCATTACCACCAGAACTAGATTGTCCGGTACCTCCGCCTCCGGTACCACCAGGACCGTTACCAGGACGCCAACCACCGCCGCCTCCTGCATATGCGATACTATCACCAGGGAATGTTATACCGTTACCACCGGAAACACCAGAACCAGAGTTACCTGCACCGCCACCGGCACCGCCGCCGCCGCCACCTTCACCAACTGAACCTGGATTACCTTGACCACCAATACCTGAACCGGCAGATTGTCCTTGACGACCACCGCCACCTGAACCTCCTGGATTACCATTACCTGATGCTTCTGTTCCTCCTGCACCACCGGCAGTTGCTGGTATACCACCAAATGATGATGGCGTACCATTATTACCTTTTGAATTAAAACCTGTACCTGGTGAACCACCACCACCAATTGAAGCAGAGTATGTTGGACCAGGCGCTGTAGTAATTGAACCAGAAATATAACCTCCGGCACCACCACCAGAACCTTGGTTTTCACCTCCAGCACCACCACCTGCGACTACTAGATATGTGAATGTGTATTCGTTTGTTTTGTTTTGTAAGTTAGACATAGAAATAGCACCACTAGGAATACCGGCTAAACTTCTTACAGGTGTTGAACCCATATTAATAGCAGTAGATGTAGGTGAAACACCTAATTCTTCGTTTACTTCTGATAAACCTATCTGTCCACTTGGCGTTGCCA